ATTTTTAACAAATGCTTTACGACCTTTCTTTCCTAGATTCATTGTAGATTGTTCACGTAACTGCTGTGTGTATTCTGAATTGTAAATTAAATTGTATTCTGCTAATTTATCAATCCAGTATTGTTCTTCTTGCAAGTTGACATGATGATGTCCTGACCACCCTGGAGGAGCATAAGTCATTGCTATTACGTTACACCGCTGAAAAGCTTGCATGTAATTTGGAATGAATTCTTCGTACACATGTTCGACAAATTCTACACTCCAACCTAAGTCATACTGCTCTGTTAATGGAGCAGGGCCTGTAGTGAAGTCGTGAATTATAAAATTGTTTGGATTATATCGATCTAAAGTATAATCGCCATCTACTCCTGTTACTATAAGATTGTGCGATTCTGCAAGTTCGACCATGCCGCCTGGGCCGCAGCCAATATCTAGGTATGTTTTAGCATTAAATTTACTCTTTAACCATAATAAAGCACCTTCATCTAAATGTGTTTTATTGAGGTGGCCGCCTAAGTGATCTTCTAACATTAACTATCCTTATTCATTTCTTCTATAGCTACTACTAAACTATCTTTGTTTATTATATTTTTTTTAAATAGGCTATATAGTAAGATAGATACTTTTCTTTAAATTTTTGATTACCCTTTAGTGTTAAAAATACACCACTTGTTTTATTTTTTCCTATTGACATCCATTGTTTGCCGACTGACTGAAAGTTAAACTTATTTGCAAATGTATTTAACACTATTTGATCTCTACCCCATTCCCAATTGTCAAACGGAACTGTTGTTAGTTCTTTATATAACGCTTGCCTAAAACCGTTTTGGTTAAACACTACAAGCCCAGCTAACCAACGATTGTCTTTTGGATGCATAAGTACATGTTGTTTTTGAAACAAGTCTTTAATTTCTTGCTGATTAAATTTTCTAGTACAAATACTATCGGCATCAAGCGTAAATACATTTTCGTGATTATTAAATTTTTCACTTGCTACAAGAAATCTTACACTTTGTAAATACGAGATTTTTGCATCTTCAGTACTAAAATCTCGTTGCTCTGTAGTAATATCAACATAATCAATTTTATTTATTTTAGTTGGATTTACAATATGGCAATGCAACTGTACCCATGGATTGTAATGATGTATGCTTAAAAGTAATGGCACAGCCCACTTATCATAATATATTTGATCACAGCCTAATAATACATTATAAACTTGCATCTTCCATGCCAGCAACTCTAAGTTTTACAACATTAGTTATCTGCCATTGTTTCTGATCAAGTCCTTTTAACAAGCCTAACCACTTGTTACGCATAAGTGCAAACTCATTAATAATTTTTTCATAGTCAACGACATCTGCTTCGCCATCTACATATTTTTCAACATCGCGGCTTGACAGAGCTCGTTGGTAGCTTTCAAGATATGTCTTAAAAAAAGAACTACGCAATCTGCGTAGTTCAATGTTTAAGTAATTAAGAATTGCTTCAATCTCTTGTAGTTGATTAAATCTCTGTTCAACAATACCTGGCATTTCTGCTGCTGCACGTTCAACATTTCCTTTGAGTTTTACTTCACTCTTAGCTTCAATTAACTGATCTTCAAAGTATTGTATTGCTTCTGGAATCTTACTAATATCTCTCGAAACTTCAGAGTAGTAACCCATTAATCGTCATCCTCAACTGTATCATATTCTGAGTCTAAATCAAGATAATAATTCACAGCACTATCAAGATGTTTGTCATGGCCAAACAGTTCTCTTAGTGTGTTATCGTCTACACCATAATCTGCTAGTAAATCAACGTACTTTTCAGCTGCCATTTCGATATGTTTTTTGTCTAAATATTCTTTAAACAACATCCAGATATCTGCAATTTCTTCATCATTCATGATCGGTATTCTCCTCGGCAATTTCAATAACTTCGGTATTTACCACAGGCTTCATTTTTTCTTCGTATTGATCCATCACCATATCAAGTGTTGATCCAACCCATTGTTTACGATAATGAAGATGTTCTTCACCAGCTAAGTCAATATACTTGAGTCTATTACCTTGCTTAACCAACAAGTTTTTCTTCTCAAATAACTCAACAAGACCGCTGTATGGATTCATGCCAGTTTCATAAGGAATCTTAACCTGCACACCTTCAAAAGGTTTTGCATAACGTGTTTTCATCACTTTACAACCGGCTCTAATACCCATAACTTCTGAGATTTTATTGCCTGCTTCATCTTCTTTTAGTTTCATTTTCTTCATTGCAACAACAATACTTGATGCATAGATAAAGCCTGAACCTCCACTGATCTTATCATCTGGGTCAAACATATCTTGCGATGCGTAGGTGTGGTTAGTACATACTAGTCCAACATTTAATGAGCCAATCATATTAACTGTGTTACGAACAAGTGCTGTTAATGCTTTAGGCTTACGACCCATATCACCTTTCATATCACCTTTATTAAACTGATCAACGTCAGTAGGTGTTAATAACATACCTAAACTATCAACTACAAACAATACTTTAGGACGATCTTCTTCGTCCATTGAACGGTAATCTGTAATAAATGTTGAGATAGTTTTTGCTACATCATCAATCATGCTCATGTTTAGTTTGAGCAATTTTTCTGCACTAGTATCGACTTGTAGAGCCTGTAACCAGCTTTCGTCAAGTGCGTTTTCCGAGTCAATTAAGACTACAAAAATACCTTGATCCTGTGCGTGTTTTACAATGTTACCTGAGCAGAAATAACTCTTGCCTGCTCCTGATTCACCAGCAAATACTGTAACCTTACCTAGTGGAACACCTCTATGAAAGTCTCCACTAATAAGATAATTTAGTGCATACGAACCTGTTGAAATCCAATCAGTTGGGTCGTTAAATCCAGTACTCATGCCTGAGATACTTTTTGTTAAGTCTTTACGAAATTTACTAACATCAAACGATTTAGCCATAGTTTCTCCTATATAATGATTAAAAGACCAAGGCCGTAAAAGCCTTGGTTAATTTTATGAAAATATGTTTTTACTCAGCTGTCTGACGTTTGCGAATCATTGCAAGAATATCTTGTGCATCACCGTTTGTTGACTCTGCTGCCGGAATAGCAGTTTCAACTGGAGCAGCCGGAGTAGGCGCTTCTTGCATTCTTGTGTCAGCAACTGGAGCACTTTGACTAGTTGCAGTTGCATTTGGTGATGCTGATTGAGTAGGATCACCAGTACGTGCTGCCATTCCACTTGGCCGGAAAAATTGACTCCAACGATCAGCATCATATGCTTCACCGTCAACTGATGCTTCAAACATTTCTTTAAGTGCAACTACACCTTCTGGTGTTGGTTTCTTTGGAAGAAAATCTCCAAGATTAAACAACCCATGTGTGTTGATTGCATTCATCTCGCTGTCGCTTAATGGACGCTCTCTACGTGCCCAATTACTTGCGCCATAATCAGCATATCCACCTTTTGAACCTTTTGACAGTCTAAAGTCAACTCCAGCAGTATAATCAGTTGGAAGTTCTTCCATATCTGGATCCATTAATGCTGCTTTAATAAGTTGAAAAATTTGTGGTCCAATAATAAAACGTCGAATTGGATTTTCCGGCGCTTGATCATCTGCAATTGGATTTTCAGTCACAAAGCCTTGAAATACATACGAACGCTTTTTCCAATACTTACGACCCATATCTTCAAGACTTGGGTCTTTAAACCAACCGCGAACTTCTTGTAAGATAGGACATGATTCGCCGTACATTTCCATACATGGAACTTGTACTTGTACTGGGCGTGAATCAGTTTGACCTTTAACACCCGAAAAGGGTAATTTAATCATAAGACGTTCTGTCCAGAAAAAAGTATTGTCTTGATCATTATCTGGAAGAAAACGCAATGTTGCTTGCTTTCCTTCTTCCATATTCCAAAATGCGTAGATTGCGTTATCGCCGCCTTGTGAGCCGCTGCCTGAGCGTGTTTCTTGTTCTTTGAGCTTTGCTCTGATTTCTGCTAGTGATGCCATAGTTAATGCCTCCTATAAATGCCTATGTTTGTCTTGTGCCTTTAGTGTGTAGCACAGTTTTAATACTACACGATATTATTTATCTTGTCAACTATTTTATTTTAAAAAATGTGCCTATTTTATACTTCTGTAGTTTTTGGTAATCCTGGTTGAGGTTTGTTAGTCGGAATAGACTTGGTAGTACCGCCTGGATTTCCGCCGTCTCTGGGAAGATTTCTAGGTCTTCCCATCTTTGTTATGCCGCTTGGCTGTGATTGTCCGTCCCAAATAAAGCTATACTTGTCGCCCTTTTCTGGAATAACTCCTCTTAGCCATCCTCCGCCGCTCATTCCTATTCTATCCATTGCTTTTGCAATTTTTACAATTGTTTGTGCGTTTGGATATGCAGTTTTTGCTAGAGCTGCATAAGCATCGTTTGTAGCTTCAATTACAACTGATTCATTTGTTTTTGTTTTATCCATGCAATCATCAATCATATCTTTTAACTTGCTTTGGTTGCAATCTGGATGCATTTTGCAAATTTCAGCTTTGGTTTTGCCGTCTTTGCACATCTTCATTATGTGCGACTTAGAAGGCATTTTTTCGTCTGCTTCGTGAATTGCTGCTAAACGGTTTCCCATCTCTCTAATTTGTTGTGCTACTGATTTTGTCATTTTAAACTCCTGCTAATCTTAATATATCAATTTGTTCTTTGGTAGGATCTTCATCTTTAGTATCTGGTGTAAATCCTCTTTTGTTTTGTAAGTTAGGATCTGTATCATCGTCGTCATCATCTTGATCATCGTCACCTGGTGTAAATCCTCTTTTGTTTTGTAACTTAGGATCTGGTTGATTTGTATCTTTTGTATTACTTTTTTTATCTCTATCTGTTTGTTGATCTGCAATATCTTTATCGTCCTCGTCTTTAACACCTTGACGAATTTTAGCTATTGCAGGAGCTATATTTTCTGGTTTACCGTAAAAATCATATTTTCGAGCAAGCATTCCAAGATATGAGTTTTCTTCTGAAGTATGTGTTGATTTTGACATCAGTCGTTCAATAGCATCTGCTTCGTTGTCATATACTTGTCCGTCAAGTTCAATAGCACGATCAAATGTTAGTCGACTTTGAATTGGCGCGGGCTTTACTGCCGGTGCTGGATCTACATCTGATGCTGGATTATCCTGTTCAGGTTCTACTGCTACATTAACATCAGGTTCTGCTGCTGGATCTACATCTGATGCTGGATTATCCTGTTCAGGTTCTGCTGCTGGCTCTACTGATCTATTGCCAATTAATTGATCGTATGCTCTTTGTACCATTCCTTTAAATGGTATAAAGAACGGACTATTACTAACTTGAGGATATACTTGATCATATATTGACTTTACTTGGCGTAAATCATTGTCTGATAATGCTAGATCATTTTGTATAGCAGACAGTACTCTATTAGCTAAAGGGTTAAATTGACTTGGAATTTGATTACTAAAATCTTTATATAATTTATTCAGTCTTTTTTTATCGCTATCAGTTAGTTGTTCGGATAAATTTTCAATAC